GATTACTTAAACAAGATTTACAGCGTTTTGAGCGTGGGGTATTGCGATACATTACTGTGCCACTTAAACAAAATGAGTTTGATGCTCTTGTTAGCTTTAGCTTTAATCTTGGTTTGGGAACATTACAAAGAAGCTCGATTCGTTCCAAGCTTAACAGGGGTGATAAAGAAGGTGCTATTGAAACGCTATTAAAATATTGTAGAGCAGGTGGTAAAGTATTAAGAGGATTAGAAAGAAGAAGGGCTGCAGAAGCCAATCTATTCTTTATCCATGTAAAGTAAATACTTCATTTATGTAAATATAATGGTACAATAAACCTGTTATATAACAAAGGTTTATACCAATGAATAATTCAGTATTAGTAATATCTGATTTGCATATACCTTATCATCATCAAGATGCTTTTGATTTTCTAAAGGCATTAAAGAAGAAATATAAACCAGACATGGTTGTTAACATTGGTGATGAATTAGACCATCATGCAATTTCTATGCACGAACATAACCCTGATCTAATGTCAGCAGGTGATGAGCTTCGTAAATCTAAACTCTATATACAAGAGCTGGAAAAGATATTTCCAGAGATGACTATTGTACATAGCAATCATTCATCTTTAGTGTATAGACGAGCTTTGAAGTATGGATTACCTAAAGACTATCTTAAATCTTACAACGAGTTTCTTGGTGTAGGTGATGGATGGAAGTGGGTAGATGATGTCACCATTACATTGTCTGATGGTAGCCGTTGTTTCTTTACTCATGGTATGTCAGCAGATGTACTAAAGGTAGCTCAACAATACGGCATGAATACTGTTCAAGGTCATTACCATACCAAGTTTAATATAGGTTATTACTCTAATCCTGATGCTCTTATCTGGGGTATGCAGGTTGGTTGTTTAATTAATCAGAAGTCTATGGCATTTGATTATGCTAAAAACTTTAAGTCAAGATTCATAGTGGGTTGCGGCATGATTATAAACGGGCAACCTAAACTTATGCCAATGGTATTAGACAAGGATGGTAGATGGAACAACATGATAGTGTAGAGTTATTAGAAAACTTTATAGATAAAACAATTACAGATATTGATTTAGCTGAAGACTCTACTGGATCTATGTTAACGATTAAATTCAGCAATAATGAATCACTTGTTATTGCTGGAGATATTTTTGATATTTATTTTGGAGTGTTAAAGGGCACTGAATTTCACTAATGGATATTAATAAAATTGCAAAACGCATGGAAGGTAAACGCATTGAAGAAGTTCAAGTTGTTTATGGTGAAGATACATTAATCATAACCATAAGCGATGAAGGCGAAGTATTTAATGTTGAGATTGTAGTAGATAGCATTTATCTTGAAGACGAATAAGAAACCTATTACCTTACCTAATGGTCTGGAAACAGACAACTACTCACAAGAATACCAAAGATATTGTGAAGCATTAAACCTATCTAAAAAACCACTATCTCAAAGAAGAGAATGGTTAGCCAAACTTAAAGACGAGAACCGTGTAGAGAAACTAAAAGAATGGCTAACATTTATCTGGGATAACAGATCATAAACAAACAGTAACCCCATTCTCATCAGTAGTACATACGATAATATCATTGTCTGGAGTTACTACAATCCTATCTTGTGCATATACTTGTATACCTGCCACTAAAGTAATTGCTACTATTATAAATAATATATTATACTTGCTCATCTTTACTCTCCTCAAAAGTTAACTTGTTATCAGGATACATTTTATAAAATTTGTTCTTTATATCATGTACCACTTCTACCCTAATACTACCATCACCCTCTTTAAAAAATTGAACAGTGAACCAATCACCCTCTATCGCCATTCTTCTTGTTATCATTCTTACATACTCCATGTGCTGACAATGTTCTTCCACACCACCATTTGTTATCGTCATAAGTGTTTGCGGGTTGTTTGCATTTGTGGCAAACCCGCTTTTCTAATTTAATCTTCGTCATGTAAAGGGTCTTCTATCCACTCGTCAGGCATAATTGGAGATGATTTCTTTTTATCCAATTCATCTGCCAAGTCATTAGCATACCATGCAATCTTACGAAGTTCTTGAACCCAGTCATCCTTCTTACCAAGTCGTTGAGAATACTTCATTAGATTACCTTTGACATAGTGTTTGTAATCGTCACCAAGTTTAGCCTTAATGACTTCTATAGTTTCTATCCCTCCCACCTTGTAATGGTCTGGGTTAATCATATCACTCATGATTTCTCCTCTATAATTATCATGCCCCTATCAACCTCACAAGAGACATTTTTTACTTTAACATAAACAGTACCATCATCACCTATTCTATGTATCAATTTACCTTTATAACACATTATTTCTTTTGAATCTAATGGTTGATTAATGTAGTAATAACAACCAATACCAATACATAATAACACTACTAATGCAAAGACTACAAATTTTATTATTGTTTTTATTTTATTCTGAATCATCATCTTCATTAACCTCTTTAAATTTTCCATCTAAATAATCATCTATATCATTGATTAATAGTTTAAGGTTTCTTTTAAATACAGTAAACAATTCTTTATTGTACATTATCTCCATCATCTTATACAAAGGAATGCCAAGAAGCCAAGCGTTGATTTGCATGATTTCATTTTGTGACATTAAAAATTCTAGAGCTTTTTCTCCCATTGGCTGTAATCGTCCATCATACTTCTTACACTTTCTATAATCATCTAGTGCTTTGTAAAGTATGTTGATATACAGTGCTCCTTCTGGAGTAAATAACAATTGACTTTTTGTATTGGAAAAATCAATTTCATCGTTAATCATGATAATCACTACCCTCTTCTAATTACATTTTTGTCGTTATTTAAAAGCTCTACTGTATAATCATACATGTAACAAAATCTTACACGAAAGGAGATCAGCTATGTGGACAAAACCAGCAGCTACTGAAATGCGTTTCGGCTTCGAAGTTACAATGTATGTTTGTAACAAATAATTAGAGGGGAGCATCACTGCTCCCTTACTAATCTATTATATCCCCTACCTCTTCTTCTTATCCATTCAACATCCAATCTAACTCTTAATCTATTATTACAAAGACCTAGAATTTCTGCATCTTTGGGTAAGAATTTTACATTTTGTTTAGGGATTCTCCTAACCACCTTGCCATCAATGGTTTTTGATGCACCATGTTTAATGTGTTTAGAATGGATCATCTTCTAAAGCAAAGTCTTCTTGTTTAGCGGGTGCATTACTTGCTGGGTAGAACACCTTTACATTACCAAGAATTGGAGTTTTAACTCCAGCATCTCTTTCTTCTTTTGAAACTGATTGACTGATGAAGCCATTGTTACCGTACTTGTCTTGCTCATCAAGATTTATAAAAGTCGTTAAGTCCAAATACTGACCTTTCTGACCTTTGTACAACTTATCTTTATCAATCTTTGTTACATCTATTCTAACGCTAACTCCTACTGTTGCCATTATTGATTCCTTTCTTTTCTATAAAATTTGGCAGCCATTTGAAAGACTGTCTCCTGACCAAAGGCATCTGGAACTTTTTTAATTAACTCCCAAACAGCTCTGTCAATTCTATCAGCGATTTCTTGAGATTCTGATGCACTTCTCTTACGCTGTATTTCTTCTTGAGAAAACTCTCCACTTGCTACTGCTCGTAGAGTATCTCTTTCTTCTTCATTAAGCCTTAATATAGGCTCTGATACTACTGCTTCTACTGTAGTAATTTCCATTATTTCTTCTCCTGTAATTGGTTGATAGTATCATCAACTTCTGATAAGAACTTTTGTACTCCATCCTCTAGTTCTTTTATTAGTGTATCATCTCTTTCCACTCTTACCACAAATAATTGTAAACTTTCTGGAAAGTCTGGATTGAATGATACGAAGTCACACCACTTACGCCCTGTACAAGCCATCTGCCATTGCATCTGTGGTATGTATTTACTTGGGGCTTCTCCTGATATAATTGTATCGGTATGAGTTGTTGCTAATGGACATTTAATTTCTATTAATCCATCTTCACCAACTAAACCATCTGGACTAGCTCCTGTCATTGGAATAGTAGGATGGTCTATAAAACCTACCTCTTCTACATCACTATGTTTAAACATATATGTAGTACGAGCATCCTCTTCTCTTTCAATGCCAATTCTCATTGCATCATTAAAGTATAAATCTACTTTCTTTCCAGTTAACCTTTCTGATACAAGTTGAATACGGTAATTCTTACGAGTTATTGCTTCTTTGCCTGTCTTTAATGTAGCCATAATATCTGCTACACGACTAGCAGTAACTTTTCCAAGACGAGCCTGAAACCATTCATCACTTCTCTGTTCCATCTTTACTCTCCCTTATTTCTTCTATGAAACTCTGACACTTCTTACGAGCTTCACTATCCATTTTATTGTAGACAGCTCTAGCACCTTCTATGCCTTGAGCTTTATATACATTCTTAATAAGTTCCAACGGATCTAAATCAACAAGGTCTTCACCTTGAAACAAATGTAACCCAATACCAAATAAAGCAATACACTTTGCCAAACATCTTTGCATCGCTGTATTAACTTCCATAGCATTAGGATTTTTAATAGCTTGGTTTCTATAATTCAATACTGGTAATTGCATTGACATAGATTTGCCAAAGGCATGAACGGTACAGAAAACCATCATTGTATCATTAAATACTTTTGGGTCTTGATGTTCCCATGTAGCCATTGGGTCATGTTGTAATAAGATATCAGCCGCATGTGCCCAAGCAAGGTAATTAAACTCACCTTTCTTTTCTACAAATCTACTAACATCTAATACTCGTAGTTCATTAAACTTATTCATCTTTATCCTCCTCTTCAAGTTTATCGTTTAGCTCTTTTAAATCATTTGTTGCTCTTTGTAGCTCGAATATAATTCTTGCTAACTCGTCATTTAAATCCATGTTTCTCTCCTTATTGATAAATGAAACTTCATTGTATATTATATTTTACTATATTGCAAGTACTTATTGAAAAATATTTTTACATTAAAAAACAAAATATAGTTTCAAATAGTTCTTCAATTGCTGCAGATGTTAAGATAGGCAAAAATGTTTTTATTGGTGAAAATGTTGTAATTGAAAATGGCTGTAGTATTGGAAATAATTCTTGCATAAACCACAATGCAGTTGTGTTAAAAAATTGCTCTATAGGAAATAACTGTAATATTGGAGCCTCTTCAGTGATTGGAGGTGATGGTTTTGGCACCTTTAGGGATGATAATAAAAACCTTAAAATGTTACCTCATTTAGGGAAAGTTAT